AAAGACACAGCTTTTAAAAGTAATAAATTATTACTGTCTTCCTGACTTTAGCCCCGGTCGCCAGAAAATTTTTTTTTATTTTTTGAACACAATTGCAGGCGCAAGCACACAGTCGCAAGCACAAGCAGAAATACAGTCGCAAGCACAAGCAAAAGCTCAAGCACAACTGACCACGGGACACAGGCACTTCCCGGGGACAGCTGTCAGGATCTGAGCTAAATAGTAATAATTTATGACGAATCAAAGCTGCCTGACCAGCTTACCTGGTAATAATTTATGACCCTTTTTTTCTTGACCGGGGACAGCTGACATGTTATATAATATCCCATAGAGATGAGTAGTATAACCAAAGGCGAAAGTCTAGCAATAGAATACTTAAATTATCGTGAGGTAATTAAGTAGCCCTCGAGTCATCTCTAAATAATGGCTTGAGTAGTGCCATATGTGTAGACACCGAGGAAACTCTGTGGCGAAAATTAAAACTACTCATATCGAAAGGACAAGAAGATGATCACAAAAAAACATCTAAAAGAACTGGCAGACATCGTCTACGATCTTTCCAAAAAAGGAGAGCATGACGGAGCCTTAGCAGTTGAGGGGTTCGCTCGAAGACACGCCCCCAACTTCTCGCAGTCACATTGGGACAGTTATATGTATACAAAAGACGAAAAGATCTTAAAAAAAGTCGGATGGCTTAAGTAATAATTTATTACGGATCGGGGCCCAGCTGCCCCGGTCTGAGCTCCATAAAAAAAATAAAAAAAATTAATTAAGGAACATGCACAAGCACACGCCTGATCGCAGGCTCAAGCACATGCGTCCATGGTTGATGGACCACGAACAAGGGTTCAACCTCTCGGTAGTCAGTCACAAGCTCACGCACAAGCGCACCTGGATAAAAGAAAATGGCCCTCTCTTCGATGCCCTTGGCCATAATAAAATTGTCTTGGCAAAGAGAATAACGCTTTAAATTCCATGATATTTGAAAGGGTGAGAGATCTAGTTTGTTTCCTTTTGTTAGCTTGAGTTCACACCAAAAAGATATGTTTCGTTTTAATTTATCATCAACAAAAACTCCAAGTAAATCAGGGATACCAGGTGTTCCAAATGTTTCTATTCTAGTCCAAGATATGTTAGGAGTTATTGATCTAACATTCTTCCAGAAAGTCGATTCCTTTCCTCGCTTTATAGTGGAAACTTTTTTCTTTCCTTTGTCTCTTATTGATTGCTTCTCTTTTCTCAACAATGCGAACTTCGTCTCCTTCGACAACGACAAGTTGGACTCCGATTTCTTTTTGTTTGGGTTTAAGTTTTGCCCCTGTGCCTCCGACTGATTTGCCATTTACTACTGTGCTCGGACCTTTGGAAGTCTTAACATCAAATAAATATACTTTCTTATTTCTAGGATTGAATACAATAATATCAATTGGGCCTTGCTCACAGACATTACTAAATACGTAGTAGCCTTGTTCAAGAAATTTGTTTATCGCTTTGTTTAGGCTTATCGTTGCCTTGTACTGTCTTGGGTTCAACGCTCATATCCTTGTGTTCGATGATAACTTCTTTGCGCATTTGTTTCAACATGTTATCTACCTCCTCCAAGGACAGACTATCAATACCTCTACCAGACTGTTTCTCTTTTTTCTCATAGTAGCCAGCTGCTTTACCTCTGCTGATCTCTGCTGCCAAAGCAGTTTTAAGATCTGGTTTCATTTCAAAATCAGATACATCATTTGTTGTAGGGTTCTCTGCACGAAGCCCTATCTCGTGAAGTCTACGCATATGTGTGGCAGGAGATATTTTGTATTTATTCCAGAGATCTTCTTGCAACGCTCTAATGTAGGCGTGAACTTTTGGAAACTCTTTTGGGCTTTGTAGCTTTGAAGCAGTTATTCTTGCAGAGTTTTCTTTATATCCTGCTAAGATTGCACACTCTGTTGCAGTCTTTCTATTCTCTTGAGCTACTAGGTGTTCTGCAAATGCTATTTGCTTTGGTGTTAATTCATCTCGCATTTCTGCAAGTTCTTTTGTTAAAACCATTGGATCGCCCGGACTTCTAAATTTCATATTAATCCTCTATAAAGAAGAAATTTTATCAAATCAAACAAAAAATATATACAAAATAGATTTGCGAGCCCCCTCAGAAGAGTATGTTATTCTTTCGAAGAGTGACTGAAAGAATGAATAATTTGTCTACTATTATTGATATACTTTGATAATAGCTTGTTGAAGAATGAAAGAGTGAGATTTGAAATATTTTAAAAAATATTTTTTTATTTTGAAAATATTCTTCTTTAAGGTATCTTGTTCTTTGTCCATGGTCAGTGGTTAATGATTCGTTCTTATTCCTTTCAGCGAATCAGTTCTTTCCTCCTTTCTTCTATATTAACACCCTTGACCTGGGCATTGATTTATATATAATAATACCTATATAACATACAGAAAGAGGTTCATTATGGAAGAACAACACGTAAATAGGTTAGTACAAGCAACTAAAAACTCTCTAGACGAAATGTCAGTAGAGCAACTAAAAGAAATAGAAAAGCATATTATAAAGGAACTACAAAGACGAACAATCAGAGTTCCAGAAAAAGACGATGGACATAACAGTAAAGATAGACCCTCGTAATAAAAAAGGCATGAGCTTTTCAAAAACTTTTATTGGAAATAAAAAAGATATTCTACCTTACATTCAACGATATATCCAAGAGCATAGCCACATGGAAGTAGAAGTTACATCCGAGCAAGAGAACCCTGATGTAACCCATGCAGAGTTATTCTTGGATTTACCAAAGGTCGAGGATCCCGGTCAACCATACAATGACAAATATATTTTACATAAAAAAGATGAGGCAAGTGAAGAAGAGATAGGCTTGATTGTAAAACATGAGTGAGAAGATAATAGAATTTAAGAAGCCAAGTAAAAAAAGAAAAATCTTAGAAGGTGATTCTTTTGTAGCAAGGCTCCCTTATCCTTTAACCATACATACATTCGTCGATTTAGCAGAGCGAATGGGAGTAGAGTATGAGGGCACGGTATTACCTGCACTTAAATACATAGAAAGAACAGTAGTAAAAAAAGAAAGGGAAGATAAATGATTACGGCAACACTTATATTTCAGCTGTGCTTACCTAGTGATGGGCAAGTAGAGTGTATTTTTAAAAAAGAAGAAATAAAAAGTTACAGTCTTTGCGAACAAAGAGCAGAGGAATTACAAGATGAATTCTTTGATTTAGCACAGATGATTAACATACAATGCAGAGAGGATAGTAATGACGTATAACTTTGAGCACATAATAAAACTTTTGAAAGAAAGATATAATTGGACAAGGGTACCTTTGATTGAGGTGAGATGGTGGGAGAAAATTCCACACGGCCCGAGTATGGGAGAATAGAATGATAGACGAAAAAAATCAAATACAAATGTTTTTACACTGTAAACAATGTGTGGAAGAACTACCTCAAGGAGTTTCACCAAGAGAAAATGCTAGGTTTGAAATAGGTTGGACAGTTCATGGCTTTCAAGCATGGTGTGTGAGACATGATTCAAATGTTTTGAATGTAGATTTCGAGGGGCATAGACACCCTGCAATAACAACTCGTACAAAGAAGGAAAATTAAATGTATAAATATTTAGATATACCAGGATGGTTTAATATGCACGACGCATATTCTAACATCATAAAATACACAGATGACGGACAAACTATCGTAGAGATAGGATGTTTTGCAGGCAGATCTACAAGATATTTAATGGACGGATTGGACTATGCAGGTAAACACAACGTCAAAGTTCACGTTATAGATACTTTCAAAGGTTCTGGTATGGAGCATGCGGCAGTAAATTGTGATACCATGTACGACGATTTCATGAGAAATTTAGACGATTATATTCAAGATGAAAGAGTAATTGTCTATCGGTCAAGGTCAGATAACCCTGATTTAATTAAGTCTTTTGAGGATAAATCAGTAGCAGCGATTATAGTTGACGGTGCTCACACTTTAGAGGCCGTGGAGGATGACGTCTATAATTGGTGGCCTAAGGTAATGGAAGGTGGCATTATGGTAGGCGATGATGTAAGGTTAGATTCAGTAAAGCAGGGTTGTTTTAAGGGTTTAGAAAAGCATGGAATTAATACAGTCACACAGGTTTATGGAGAAGAGGGATGGTTCGCAAGGATAAATCACCCAGATTCAGACAAGCTGGGGCATCAACTCAAAATCATTCCAGGCATAAACTCTATGAAGTTAGATGGCTAGACGCCTATGAAAAAGAAAGTGGTTGGCATACGTTAAGTGACGCTCTTAAAATTAGACCACCCGAAGTTCTCTCTGTCGGATATGTTCTGGCAGAGACAGAAGAATATATAATCTTAGCAGCTGATATTGGTTCGGATAAAATGGACAATGACGTTGGTCGAGTGCAGGTGATCCCCGGTCAGTGGTTGTTGAGCAAAAAAGAAATAACTTGAACATAGAAATACAGGAGACTTCAGCAGCCGTCGCTTGTAAATTAAACGAAATCTGGCACTCAAGACTACCTCAACTTCATCCAAGTAATGTATGGAGATCTAAAAAATATATTTGTTTTTTATTTACGATGGATCAAGCAGTTGTCGGTGTCGGCATCTGGTCTTCCCCAGTAGCTCGTATGCTAAGTAATAAAATATTACTAGAACTCAGGAGACTAGCTCTGAGCAAACATTGTCCTAAGAATACAGCAACCTATGTCATGGCTAGAATGACTAAGAAAATTAAAGAAAAGTTCCCTGAGATAGAAAAATTAATATCATACCAAGACACAGAAGTGCATCTGGGAACTATTTATAAGGCAGCTAATTGGACCCCTGCAAACACTAGCGAAGGTGGAGAATGGTCAAGAAAGTCAAGAGGCAGAGCCAAAGCACAAACAGCTGTACCAAAAGTACGGTGGGAATATTCTTTAAAAAAAGTCAAGTAATTTATTTTAATTTTTATGTAGATATTGACTTTCAAAGTTTGATATACTAGAAGTTCTCATGAAAAATTACGAAGTAGATAAGAAAAACCTAACAGAATTTGAGCTCAGAAATCTCCTGATAGCTTCCTTACAAAATAAGATATCTAAACTAAAGTCTAATCCAACTGTGGTCGAAAAGCCTTCGGCTCAACAATAAAAGCCTTATCTAGCATAGAATCAACTTGGTCTAATAAGTTATCCCAATCGTCTTCTAGATAGCCATTCACTACCCCATCAGAAAAAGTCACCAAGACTTTACCTACTGTATCTTTCAATACCGGGTCGTACACTTGCTGTCTTTGGACAGCTAGTACGATTTTTGTTTTTATATCGTTCAACATAGCGTTGTCCTTGTAAAAGCGGGAGATCGAAACAGGGTAAATACTCCCGCTCTTATGGATATTTATATAGATTTTGTGGATAAAATGATACTAAAAAGTCAAGTAAATTTTTAGTACCCGCCTCGGCTGAAAGGAGGCCAAAATA